TCACTGACCCTTCGACCAGGACCGACTGATAAAACTGAACCTGTGCCGGCGCCTTGGCAAATAGCACCGCTTCGTAGTTTGTCCACTGATCTGTCTTAGTTTCGCGATCGAAATACTTCACACCGACGCGAACGCCGAAACCTGTCGATTCACCTGCCTGAAATTGCGTAGCTGCTTTGTTCAGCTTGCCCGTTACTGTTGTGGCCATTTTTAGATCCTTTTTTCTATGTTGCGACGCTTTGCTGCTTCTCTTTTCAGCTGCGCCGCTGTTTTTGATTTACGACCGCGGCGTGGGCCAGCGATCCGTTTTCCTGCCTGCACGGTTTCCACGTGCTGAACGTCCCAGCCGCCACCGGCCAGAGTTCGACCCAGTGACATGGTCAAACCCAGAGCGATGGCGGCGCCGATCAATTTAATCTGCATAACCTTTCATCCGTTGCCGCTTTTCATGATCCTGCTGACAATCCAGATCGCAAAAACTGCAACCTGGCGCCAGTTCCGTTTCACAGTTCAAACAAAACCGCGGCAATGCGGCGCGCTGTTCTGCTGCCTGGCGCCGGATCTGCGCGATCCGGTTGTCATGTGCCAGGCTCAATTCATCGGCTGCAATGTCTGCCGCGTCAGCCATGATCTGGTCCTTTGTTGTTGTCGTTATCGTGCGCGGTCTGGTTTTTTGACTCCCAGATCACCAGCTTGTCGATCGGGTACAACACCCGATTGCCAACGCGCTGAACCGGTGGGCCTTTACCCTGGCAGCGCCAGTTCGCCAGCGTGCCAACTGTAACCGCGTTACTCCAGCGCGAAACCAGCTGGGACGCGTTCAAAAACTTTTGTTCTGTCATTTTCTTAATTCCCTAAGATCTGACTATTCAGATCCACGACGTCGGACGTTTCGCCGGTGGCCGTCATGGCGTTGTGTTGATCGAATGCCTGGGCTGACTGTTTCAGCGTGTCAGGGCATGCGCCGTTCGGGCTGATCTTCTGCCGAAGTTCTGCCGGTAAACCTTTCCAGGCTGCTGCCAGTGCCGCCATACCCTGTTCGCAGATCATGGCCAGATGATCCCAGGCGTTCTGCGCTGCTTTGTCGATCTCGTTTCCGCCGTCGACCCAGTCGCGTAGCATTTTACCATGTTCTGGCGTCAGAAACCCTTCGGACCACTTGCCAGACTCGCCGAAGATCGAGGCCAGTTCTGACGGACATTTCAGGACGTCGCGCTGAGAGCCACCGTTCCAAAGCATCATGCTGGCGGTCAGTTCGAAAGTGAAACTTTTTTCCTGGATAGGCAGCACGCCCTGGTCCAGATATACCGTTTTGCCGCCTTGATTTTCCAGTTTAACTTTAGGCTGGGCGCGCATACAGACAATGATGTGCAGCGGAGACTGCAGCATGGCCGACATGAATTTTTTATGCTCTGACTTCGCGATATTCCAGCGGCCATTCTTCGGCGCTTTTCCGTTGGCGTCTGGGCCGTTCGCAATATCTTCGCAACCGCCGATCCCGTTCCATTCGTGCGAAACGGAATCGATCACCAGCACTTCGACACCGGCCTGAACGAACGCGCTGATCGCTTCGATATACCGCGCCGGCGAGAACGGCGGCACCAAGTCGCCGATCAAGAACCGATGGATCACGCCGTTGGCGTCGCGCAGATCGTCAGCGTACAAACGGCCGCGGCGGTTTTCAGTGTCCAGGAACCCCACTTTTTTGCTGTCGTAGTTTGCCAAACCCCAGGCCAGTTTCAGCGCCGTTGCGGTTTTACCGCCGCCGGAGATACCGCCAAGACCTAACACCAGGCGCGCGCCTTCGCGTTTTGCTTCTTCAATCTTAAAAATTGCCATTATTATTCCTTAGAAAAACAGATCGCCTATGGCGAAAATAACGCCCCAGGTGCCAACAACTAAGCCGGCCAGCATTCTGGGGATCGGGTTTACTTCATGCGAAATCAGGATGATCCCAGAAATCAGCAGCAGTTCGCTGGCGGTCATTGTGCAGACTCCAACAGATGTTCATTTTTCTTCGCGTGCCATGCTGGCAGCGTGATGGTTTGGATCTTGTCGCCATAGCCTGGCCACTGTTCTGACGCGCGGCATTCATGGAAACGGTTCAGGTCGGCGCGGTACTGGGCGCGGCCAAGTTCGATCGATTCTTGATCGAGCACATAACACCCGACGGCGTGAGGAAATTTCTTTTCCACAGCCAGGAAAACGAACGCTTTAATGGTCCGGCCTGTCGCCAGCTTTATGCCGTCGCGATAGTAAGGATCCTGCACGTCATAGCGCCAGTTTGCGATCGACTTGGCGAACCCTTCGGGGCTGGCGTCGTCGGTGGTTTTAACGTCCACGATCACGTCATCTTCGCGCCAAAAATCTGGGCGGCAGCGGCACAGTTCACCGGTGATCGGATCGGTCCAATAAACTGAATGTTCTGCGACGCCTGGCCGGTTTGTCAGCAGAGCGCGCGCCATAGGATGATCCATTACAGCGTCACGCATGGCCATAAGCTGCGCATGCTGTTCGTCTGTCAGCACCTGGCGGCCGCTGTTTTTTTCCAGCCACGACGCGAGCACGTCAGACCACAGCAGGACCGGCCGACCGTTGGCGTTCAACCAAGCTGCCATATCATGCCGGCTGGCGCTGGTGCTGCCGATAAACGGCACGCCGGTGGTTTTCTCGCCGTCTTCGCAGATCTCTGACCACAGAACGAATTCGGCACCGTTGGCGCGCAGAGTGGCTGCGAGATCGGACGTGCTGCCGCTGGTGGACAGCAGGCCGGTGCGATGTTCGTTTAGCTTGTCGAACAGCACTTTCAATTCAGCGGTTTTCAGCTGATCCAGCGTTTCCGGCTGCAGTCGAAATTCTGGTTCAAAATCGGCAGTGGCTTGAACCAGGCGCGCGATCTGGTCGGCCTTTGTTCCGCCTGTCGGCAGCTTAGACAGGCGCGTTTCGTTCAGCTTGGCGATCATGACCACCAGTTGTTCCTTGTCGCGGATCGCGTCAGGGAATGCCGCTTCACGTGCCTGGTTGATCTCAGTCACCAACGCGACCAGGTGATCACGATCTTCGATCGCTTCGGGCACTTCGGAACGCTGCAACTGCTGGCAGTACAACTGCGAAAACGATTCAGGTTCAAGCAGTAACGAATGAAACGCCGTTCCAATCGCCTGGGCGGCTGTCGGTTCGTTGTCATTGGCTGCAGTTTTGGCCGCGCGGTAATGCAACGGGCTGCGATGGATTAGATCAAGCCCACTTTTCGAAATGCCTGGGCCGCCGTGATATTCTTCATTGCTTAAGTTCGGATATATGCCTGGCTGCATTCTTTTTTCCTTTTCTTGTTGGCGTTAATTGACGTGATTGCTGGTGAATTGTAATTATATACTATTGCATCCGTCAACATATATTTGCTAATTCGTTCGGGCCGGATGAATAACGCTACGATGGTTTATAAGTCAACCGACTGAACAAAAATTATTTGCCGGCGTTGCGAATGGTCGGCCGTGATGTGTACAATAGTCATTATATTGCGTGAATGAAGATTATAACGAATGAATATTATAAAACTGCGAGACTATCAGGAAGAAATGATCGGCGGCGCACGTGTTGCCCTAAGATCACACAAATCGATCTTGCTGCAGGCACCTACGGGAGCAGGCAAAACCGTGCTGGCGTCATTTATGATCAACCAGACGCAGGCACGCGGCGAATCAGCCTGGTTCATGTGCCACCGCGCCGAACTGGTGGACGGCACCAGCAAGACGTTCACGAAATTTGGGATCCGTCATGGGTTCATAGCTGCCGGCCAACCGGCGAACCCGTCGGCGATGGTGCAGATCTGCAGCATAGACACGCTGAAAGGTCGCCTGGCAGTTCTCAAACCGCCGCGCCTGGCTGTGATCGATGAATGCCATCACAGTGCCGCAGCTGGCTGGGCGTTGGTTGTGGAATGGCTGCGCGCAGCTGGGACGCTGATCATCGGACTGTCAGCCACGCCGCGCAGGCTGGACGGCAGCGGCCTGGACGATCTGTTTGATACGCTGGTGCCTGGGCCGACAGTGGCGTGGCTAATGTCAAACGGCCACCTGGCGCCATACCGATTTTTTGCGCCGAACAACCCAGACATGAAAGGCGTTCGCCGGCAGATGGGCGACTTTTCCAAAAAAGACGCCGCGGAAAAAATGGACAAACCCAAACTGACCGGCGACATCATTACGCACTGGCGGAACAACGCCAACGGGATGCGAACGGTCGGTTTCGGCGTGAACGTTGCGCACTCCCAGCACTTGGCGGAATCGTTCAAGCTGGCAGGGATCCCAGCCGCGCACCTGGACGGCGCAACCGAACGAATGGAACGACGGCGGATCATCCAGAAATATGCCAGCGGTGAAATTCTGGTGCTGTTCAATGTGTCACTGTTCGGCGAAGGGTTCGACCTGTCAGCCATTGCCCAGACTGACGTCACGATCGACGCGCTGATCGATGCGGCGCCAACGCAGTCACTGGCGGCCGTGGTCCAACGATGGGGCCGCGTGCTGCGTCCTGCGCCTGGGAAAATTGCGATCATCAACGACCACGCCGGCAACCTGTACCGGCACGGCTACCCAGACGACGCACGCGAATGGATGCTGGAAGGCGTCGAACAGGGCACAGGCGGAACCGGTGAAAAGGAAGGGCCACCGCCGCCGGTGATCTGTTCCAAGTGTTTCAACGCGGTGAAACGGCCGATCCCGACAAACTGCCCACACTGCCGCGAGGTGCTGATCAAAACCGCCGAAATCAAAGTGGGCGAAGGCGAACTGCTGGAACAGACCGAAGCCGACAAAGAGGCCGTACGCGCGAAACTACGCGCAGAGGAACGCGAAGCCAAGACGCTGGAACAATACATGGCCCTGGCACATAAACGCGGCATGAAATCACCAACAGGCTGGGCGCTGCGACAGTTTAAAAATAATAGATAAAATACTTACTAAAGTAGTTGCGCAGTTTCCAAAGGTAGATATATAATAAATACATCGAAACGCAACTACTCAAGGCAGCACCATGAAAACTTTCAAAAACACCACAGCAAACCGAGACAGCGAATCAACCGTGATCATGTTCGCCCAGGCGGAAGAACGCACCACGCAGATCAGTTCTGTTTATGTTGAGTGTGACGAAAGCGAGTTAAAACAAAGCCGCGCCAGTCACTTGTTCACCCAGGCCGGCGTTCGTTTCTTTGGTTTTTTATAACAACAACGCGCCGCCGGTCGCTTACCGGCTAAGGGATTGTATGAAATTGCAACGAACGGATTTTGTTATGCGCCAACGTGCGCAGGAAGCGGAAACACTAGGCGAAGTTTTTGGGGAATTCCTGATCATGGTCGCGGCGCTGATCGCTGTTCCCACGATGTTTTATTATTTCGGCGGGTTATATGCTGCTTACCTCTGATCAGTACAAACTGGCGCTGTTTATCCTGGCGAATACGCCGGCGAGCATTTCAGCCGAGCAAAAAGAAACACTGGAACAACTGCGCGACCTGGGGCACGTCGCGTTCAATCACAGCAGGCTGGTGATCACCGGTCGCGGTGGCTGCGCGTTGCGTCGGTCTGGTTATATGGGTTCGCTGGACAGTCAAGTGATCCAGCCAACAAAAACAAAATGGCGCGGCATTGCCGCAATATATCGGGATAATGTATGAAAGAATTAACACAGTTTCAATTCGATGTTTTAGTGCAGTTTGCCGGCATTCGCGCAGCAACAGACAGAAGCCTGGCGCGCGCCATGCGTTGCGAAATGGCAGTGATCAAGCACGCGATCGCCATGTTATTAAGGGGTGGCCTGATCGCAATTGATTTGCAGGGCGAAATCACGCTGGCACCTGCAGGCGTTACGCATTTAAACGCCAAAGGCGTAGCAGTGAAAAAGCCGAAGGACGACAGCCTGGCAAAACTTGCCGTTCTGGACCTGCCACCGTCAAACGAGACACTGCAGGCGCTGGCGGAAATGACAGGCGCCGACGTGCAGCCGGATTTTTACAAGGCGATCACCGAAGGCGACGACCAGCTGGCGTTCAACGTCAGAAAATCGGGCGTGCTGAATATCGAGAATGGCCAGGCGAAGTTCACGCCAGCACCAGAGCAAGAGCCGGATCCGGAAGTGCCGACACTGCCAGGCGTGGATCAGATTGTTTTCGTGGAATCGACGCCAGAGGGCAGCGACAAGCAGCGCAGCGTCTGGAATGAAGGAACCGGACCAGGCACCAAACCGGCTGGCCAGATCGTTTTCACTGCACCGACTGGCGACTGGGGCCAGCTGGAAGCGCTGGATCTACCAAAAATAAAAGCGCACCTGGGAAAGCGCCAGGAATCAACGCAGAAGTTTCTGGATCCGTCAATTGGCCGTCCTTTTGCTGAAGTGCCAGAGCCAGATCGCCCAGACTTCACCACGCTGGTGCGTCAAGGGCTGGATCGGCTGAACAAACAGCTGGGACGCGTTGACACTGAGATCGACGAAATCGATCTGAAAATAGAAACCCTGTCGAAATTATCCGTCAGTGTTGAGAAAATTTCTGCAGAAACCGCGCAGATCCTTCGCGACGTTTCCAAAGACCTGCACCGGATCCGGTATAACTACACCGGCGACGATGCCCGTTCATCAAAATGATGCGCGGTTATCCGTGCCGGTGCAGTAAGTGCAGAACGCGCCGGACACTGGCCAAGCTGCCGAACCAGTACAAGATCGAAAAGTTCGCCAGGTGCCAGCTGACTGGCTGCGACGGCGAAATGCGCGTGGACTGGCACCGCAAGAAAAAAGAGCACAAAAAGAACCTGTGCAGCTGTTTTGGGTATTCATTCAGACACAGGAAAGGCGGTGGCGTCTGGTGCGAACAACACCCGACCGGACCCACAGATCAAGACTATATCGACAGGTACGGCCACGATGCCGTCTAAGGAAAGGAAGTGGAAGAAATACTGACCGTGCTGCAGCTTGGCTGCGGCGTTCAACTAGACAAACGCCAGGCCGTCAGACTTGGCACACTGATCACCAATCTGCAGAACGAACTGGCACTGGCCAAGCAAGAGGCAGATCACTGCCGCGCATGCTGTGACGAACTGCGCACCAAGCTGGACACGCTGGAAGCTGACGTGCTGGACCGTGAAGCGGATCTGATACACACCGCGCCAGACGCGTCTGGCCTTGCTTGGTCGAAAAGCGAACGCGGCATATTCGCCAATATTGCCAGCATGATGAAATCACGCGCAGCACTGGCACGCGCTAAGGCTGGCAAATAATGCCTGCCTTTCTGGAAAAACTGCCGGAGAACCTGCGCGCAAAAGTAACGCTGACCGATCGCGGCTGTATGGAATGGCAAGGCGAGATCAACCGGAACGGGTATGGCCGTTTATGGTTCGGTGGCCATAGACATATGGCGCACAAGTTCACTTTTGAACTGTACAAAGGCGAAATAAAAACTGGCCACCACATCGATCACTTATGCCGGAACCGTTGCTGCGTGAATCCTGATCATTTAGAACAAGTAACGGCCGCAGTGAATATTCGCCGCGTTCACCGCCGGCGCAAACTAATCAACGACGCCGGCGAACTGGTCGGCGGCAAAATGAAACCAACAACAGCGAGATCAGCAACATGAAAGAACATGGAATCCAGAACGAAATTCGCAACGCCCTGGCAGGCCAGTGCCTGCTGTTTCGTGCGAACGTTGGCCAAGCCTGGGCCGGCGACGTCACCAAGCTGCCAGGCAATCGAGTGGTGATCGACAACGCGCGACCGTTTAACACCGGTTTACCGCCTGGGTTCGCCGATCTGTTCGGCCTGGTATCGGTTGAAATCACGCCGGACATGGTCGGCAAGAAAGTGGCCATATTCACCGCGCTGGAAGTGAAGACCAGCACCGGCCGCGCGTCCAGCAAACAGACCGATTTTTTGCAGGCTGTCGCGAACAACGGCGGACGGTCTGGCGTGGTCCGATCTGCAGCTGATGCGCTTAACGTGATCCGCGGTGAGTAAATATTAGATGCAGTTATATTTACTTTAGTATATCATGGCCGTATCTTTACTATTGGAGCAGAACAAATGCACGCACGAACAGAAGAACTACACCAAATCATGAAAAAGAACGGCCTAACCTGCAAACAGGTGGCCACACTTATGGGCCGCAGCGAAAAAACCGTTCTGATCTGGCGATCAAAGGGCGACGAGAAAGTGATCCCAGAAAACATGCTGCAGCTGTTGAAATACAAACTGGCGGAGAAAGTATGAAGTCAATTTATATTGCTGGACCAATTACCGGCAAACCGCATTTTCGTGAAACGTTCAACCGCGCCGAACTGGACCTGCTGAACAAAGGCTGGATCGTTCTGAACCCTGCGAAGCTGCCTGTCGGCCTGTCTGAATCTGCTTACATGGATATATGCCTGGCGATGGTTCGCCAAGCTGACGCGCTGGTGATGCTGGACGGCTGGGACGATAGCAACGGCGCATGCTGTGAACGCCTGCTGGCGGTCAAGATGGGCAAAAAGATCCTGTACTCAGTTCGCGACGTTGCGAGCGTGGCGGCATGAGCGGCGCAACTATGGGCCGCAAATCGGCCACTGATCCGAATAAGAAGGACTACTGGAACACTCCCTGGCACGCCGTCCAGGACGCCAGCGCGCTGATCGGGATGCCGTTCACGCTGGACGCCTGCGCGATCGATGGCAACGCAGCCAAGGCACGCGAGTGGATCACGCCAGAGCAGGACGCGCTGAAAACGCCCTGGCTGTCTGCAGCTGGTGCCGTCTGGTGCAATCCGCCGTTTTCCAACAAGCTGGCGTTTCTGGATCGCGCATACCAGCAGGCCAAGCAATACGGCCGGACAGTGGTTTGCATGATCCCACAGGAACCGGCGACAATCTGGTGGCAGCGTTATGTCTACGGCCGCGCCAGTTTTGTTTTCGTGCCTAATGGCCGATACAATTTTCTGGATCAGGAAACAAAACAGAAGTCTGACGGCTGCAACTTCTGCACCTGTTTTGTGGTTTATACGCCGCTAAACGTTCCGACGCAGTACGTTCACTTCGAACGCGGGATCGGTTCGCGTGCCTAACCTATGCACCTGGCAGGCGCCGACGGTTACGCTGCGCGATGGTCGCCAGGTGCGCAGCGATTCGGTCGAATGGCTGAAAGAATGCAAGGAACGGCACGAACTGGCCAGCCTGATTTTATCCTGGCCAATAGAAAAACGGCGCGTTTATTTATTCGATCAGAAAACCGGTTTCGGCCAGCGCTATGGGCAAGAACAACTGGAACGGCTGCAGGCCGAAATCAAAAGACAGTTTTCGAGGCAAAAAAAATAACATGCAAACAATGCCAGAGCTAACACCACAAGACATAGGCGACGCGCTGCAATACGTGAACGCAGACGATCGCGACACCTGGCTGAAAATGGCCATGGCTGTGAAATCCGAGCTAGGCGATCACGGTTTCGAAATCTGGGATCAGTGGTCCAGGACGTCCGGCCAGTACAACGAACGCGACGCGCGCCACGTCTGGAAATCGTGCAACGCGCACGGCAACGTCACGATCGGTTCGCTGCTGTTTGAAGCTAAGCAGGGCGGGTTCGTCCTGGCGAGCAATGACAACCGCATGACAGCCGAACAGCTGGCAGAGCGTCAGCGGGTACGGGACGAAGCGCGCCGGCAGTCGATTGCTGACCAGAAGCAGCGCGAGTATGACGCGGCGATGCTGGCCGGCGAAATCTGGGACGACGCGATCGACTGTGCCGATCACCCGTACCTGGAACGCAAAGGCGTGAAGGCATACGGCCTGCGCGTTGGTCGGTGGCCACTGCGCAACAAGTCCGGCGAGATCTACAACTACGCAGAAAACGCGCTGCTGGTGCCGGCGCGCAGTTCAGGATCCAAACTGACAACGCTGCAGGCGGTTTTCTCGCAGCTGCCGGCCGGCTACGCGACCGACAAAGCGTTTTTGAAAGACGGCGTGAAGTCTGGCAGCTGGCACACGATCGGCGACTTCAGCACCGCCAGCACAGTGGCGTTATGCGAAGGCTACGCAACCGGCGCGACAGTTCACGCGCTGACAGGCTGGTGCGTCCTGGTCTGTTTTGACCGCACGAACCTGATCACCGTTGGCAAGAAAATCAAACCGCACGCGGACGGCAAAACGCTGATCGTCTGCGCGGACAATGATCGGCACACTGCAGGCAACCCAGGGATCACCGCGGCCAAGGCTACCGGATCCGAAATCGGGGCGCGCGTGCTGATCCCAGAATTCACCGACGACGACAGCGGCACCGATTTCAACGACCTGGCGAACGCGGAAGGCGACGACGCAGCACGCGAACAGCTGACTGGCCACCAGGTCGCCAAGGTGGCCAAAATGCCGACGCCGGACCAGGTGGACTTTTATACGCCGCTGCCGGACATCAACAGCACCGGCAAACCGTTGGCGACGATCGAAAACCTGGCGGCCATAGTCAACCGGCTGGGAGTGACGATCCGGTACAACGTGATCAAGAAGGAAGAAGAAATTCTGATCCCAGGCGAATCGTTCCTGATCGATAACGAGGCGAACGCGTCGCACAGTTGGCTGGAATCCTGGTGCGCGCGTTTCCGTATGCCATCGGGCAACCTGGGCGGTTTCGTCACGTACCTGGCCGACAAGAACCCGCACAACCCTGTCGCCAATTGGACCGAGTCGAAACCCTGGGACGGCGTCACCAGGCTGCAGGCACTATACGACACAGTCAGAACCAAGTCGGACAAACGCACGCCCAGCGGCGAGCGGCTGCGCGACATTCTGATCAAACGCTGGATGATTTCCGCAGTAGCTGCAGCGTTCAACCCGACAGGCGTCAGCGCGCACGGCGTTCTGACGTTCCAGGGGCCGCAGTACATCGGGAAAACGCTATGGCTGAAACGCCTGGTGCCTGAATCGCTGGGAGTGGTGCAGGACGGTATGATCCTGCGGCCGGACGATCGCGACAGCGTGAAACAGGTCTGCTCATTCTGGATCGTGGAGCTGGGCGAACTGGACGCCACGTTTAAAAAATCCGACATAGCCGCGCTGAAAGCGTTCCTGACCAAGAAAAACGACGTCCTGCGCCGAGCGTATGCCAGGAAGGATTCGCAGTTTGCACGGCGGACCGTTTTTTTCGGTTCGGTGAACCCTAAAGAATTCCTGCACGATCCAACGGGGAACCGGCGCTACTGGGCGATCGATGTTGAATGGCTGGACCTGACGCACACGATCGACATGCAGCAGGTCTGGGCCGAAGTGCTGCACCTGTACCGGAACGGCGAAGGGCACTATTTAAAACCGGAAGAAATGGACGCGCTGAACGGCAGCAATGAAGATTTCCAGGTGGTCGATCCTGTCGAAGAACGGATCCAGACCAGACTGAACTGGGACGCGGCGCCGATCGAATGGGAGTGGCGCACAGCCACCGACGTGCTGATCAGCGTTGGCATTGACAAGCCGAACCAAGCAGACGCCACCAAGGCGGCGCACTGTATCAGGAAGATGAACAACGGCGAGGGGAAGCGATCGAACGGCCGGAACCTGTTACTGGTGCCACCAGTAAGGACCGGAACGGCGAGCACGTCGCCCTGGTAAAAATGACCCGCTTAGGCGGGTTTTTTATTTCACAAAATAATCAGTAAATAGTGTTGCAGCATTTCCAAAAGTAGATATAATAACTATATCGAAACGCGAAACAACAAAGGAAATACAAATGAACCAATTCAAGAAAGACGCCATCAAAATGACAGTTGAAGCAGTCGCCGCAGAATTAAACTGCACCATGCTGGAAGCCTGCACCAAGATGCAAGCGACAGCAGCGCGCCAGGGCAAAGAAGACCTGCTGCAAGACCTGATCGACTTCAAACGCGACTTAATCGAAGCACTGTAACAACTGCCGGCGGGGAAACCCGCCGAAATCACCAGGACAACAAAATGACCAAAACACAGCAAGCATTCGAAATCGGTTACAACGCAGCCAAGAACGGCGAACCAAGCATTTTTTCACGCAACGCAGAAGCGCAGGCGCTGATCATGGGAATGGACGTGGACACCGAAGAAGGCATGCAGATCATGCGTTCTTTCAACTGCGGAGCCAGAAAAGGGATCGACGAAATCCTGCAGCTGACCTGGGGAAACTAAGAGAAAACCAGACCCGCAGCCGCGGGTTTTATTTTGTTTAAAATATTTCCTAAAGTATATTGCACGTTTCCAAAAGTAGATATACAATAATTACATTGAAACGGCAAAACATTAGGAAAACAAAATGACAAACTCGCAAATCATCGAAAAATTAAGCAGCCAGCTGATCAAGAAAATCGAATGGCGCATGGCTGACCTGGGCGAAAATTACGCAACAGCAAAAGCCAAAGTGCAGCAGGACAGCGTCGCAGGTCCAGCAGTTTGGGCGGTAGTGGATAGCAAATTTAACTAAGGCGAACGGCGGGGAAACCCGCCAGCATTCAAAGGCGAATAATTATGAAAAAGCAAAAAATCACCGCAGTTTTCAGCAATGGTTTTACCGACGCTTATAACGGCGTGCGACCAGTGACCGCGGCCTGGATGATCACGAAAAAAGAAACCGGCGAAGTCTACAAAAGCGGCCACAGCTTAGATCGCACAACGGCAGCGAAAACCGCGGCAGGTAATCTGCGGTTCGTCACTATGACGTTTTCAACACTAAAAACAACACAATCCAGCGCACCCGTTACCAGTTAGGGCTGGCAAGGGCGGCAGGTTTCAAAACGATTGAAGAACTGCTGCTGCAGTACAAACGCGAAAACGCGGAACTGGCCAGCCAGTACCAGGTCGAAATCGTAGATCTATAACCAACCAAACCGCGCCGGACGGTTTCCGGCAATTTTTGAGGAATTACCAATGAATCATGTCGAGAAAGTACAAACCGAAGGCGGACAGCTTGTTATTGCGCAGGCTGTCGAGTTTCTTGGCGAAGTCTGCCACGGCGTTGCTGATGAATCAGGCTGGTGGACTAACCCGCAAACCGGCGAAAGCCTGAAGGGTAAGCGCAACGTGCCGGAAATGCTTTGTTTGATTCACAGCGAAATCAGCGAAGCAATGGAAGGCCACCGCAAGAACCTAAACGACGACAAGCTGCCGCACCGGAAAATGATTGAAGTCGAACTGGCCGACGCCATGATCCGTATTCTGGATCTTGCTGGTGGCTTAGGGTTAGACCTGGGCGGGGCGTTGGCCGAAAAGCTGGCATTCAATACGCAACGCGCCGATCACAAGCTGGAAAACCGCGTGAAAGCTGACGGCAAAGCGTACTAAACAAACCAGCCTGGTTCGCCAGGCTAAGGAAATTTTGTGCGAGTATTTCAGACCATATTCGGCCAGATCACGGTCGAGGCAGTCAAAGCCGGCGAGTACGGGCCAGGCTTAGTTTTCAGAGGCACGGCGACCGACGGCGCTATGGTGAAAACGCATTACGTCATGCCTGGCAACCAAGTGGACACCGCGCTGCGGTTTGTCAGCCAGGCGAATGCCGACCAGTTCGCCAGGGAAAACCTGTCACGTTCGCCGATGAATATCATCGGCAGAGAATAGCAACCAACAGCCAGTCGACTGGCTAAGGAAATTTTGTGGAAGAATTAGATTTAACCCGCGTAGAAACTGCCACTATTGGCAAGGATGCGGCAAACGTGATCTTACAGACAGAAGCGTGGTTCAACGCACGCCGCGATCAGATCGCTGAACTTGTTGAAACCGCCAACGATGAAAAATCAAAGATCCTAGTCGGTGATCTCGAAATTGATGATCAGCGCATGAAGCTAGGTTTTGCCACTGGCCTGATGGTTGCGCTTCAGGTGCTAGGCAATTGGCCGTTGACTATGAATTGCCGCGAGGATGACGACGAATGAATAAAACACTGCTGGACGAATTCGCCATGGCTGCGCTAGCTGGCTGGGTTTCTACGCTGGAACCTGACGCAACAGTCAACTGCGAAACGGTCGCGGCGAGTCTGTACGACCTGGCAGGCGCCATGATGGCCGAACGTGCCAAGCGTATGCCAGCGCCGACACCAGAGCCAGATCACCAGGATGAACGGCAGCCATCGTTCAGGGCGCGCGTTCTGTGTCAGGTCGAGAAAATGAAAGGCAGCCGCGTGACTTGTACGCAGGTTTTCCAGGCTATCGCAGGACCGGACGATCGATCGTCACTGTGGGCACTGCAGCAGATCGGCGGAATACTGCGCCAGCTTGGTTTCAAGCGCGCGCGTTCTGGTGGCAAAGACTATTATCAGCTTTAAAATGGAGGTTTTATGTTACAAGTGATTTTTTCGTTATTCGTTGGCGTGTCTGGCATTTTGTGCTTGGCGTTATGTTTTTTCACCTGGGCGGCAAGCGGTGCAGCTGGCGGTCCTGGCAAGACTGAAAAGCGCGTGATCGGGCTGTCGTTCCTGTTCGGCGTTGCGCTGATCTGCCTGGCGCTGTGGCTAGTGGGGGCGCTATGAGCAGAGCACGCAAACCGCGCAAAGCGTACCTGGTGCGACTGGCGGAATTCAGAACAAGAGAAGAACGCGCAGCGCTTTACCAGGAGATCGAGATCCTGAACCAAAACAGCCAGCAGATATGCTACCGCGTGATCGGTGGCGACCAGGTGGAGATCACCGCTGCAGAGTTAAAAGCGCAAGGCCGTAAGATATTCCGTGACGTAGGCGAAGCAAAAGCGGCGCTGCACGATAACCTGGCCAAGATCCGGCAAGGCGGTGCGAAATGAAAGCAGTGATCGTAAACAGCCAGTTGGCCATCGTGCCAGGTAATCAAACAGAACATTATGCGCTGATCCGTTGGTTGTCTGAAAACTCAATGCAGTACAATGATCCAGCAAGGGCTGAAAAGTGTTTCATCCGAGCAAGCGCGATCAAAATCACCCAGCCGTTGACGCTGGACCATGTGCCACCAGTATGAGGTACATAGTCCAAGGCAGCCAGACGCAAGAACGCCTGGACTGGCTGCTGAAACTGACCAGGATCGCCAGCGAAGACGTGATCACCGCGTTGCGTCTGCACCTGGTCACAGGGCTGGCCGAGTCGACCGCGGCGCATATTGCAGACGTGAAACTGTCGAATCTGAAACGCGCGCTGGACACGTTGAACGAAACGGCCGAAGCAGTCGAGAAAATAAAGGAAATAGATTGGCGATCTGTTCGCTCAGTTAAGTGATAATATACATTAGGTAAATAGGAGATCGTAAAATTGAAGATTAAAACACATTTTTCAACGGCGCATTTTGCCAAAGACCTACGCCCACAGCATGGCCCACAGGTTTGGCCATGGTGGCGATTGTTTTCGGTAAGCGTTGTTCGTTTGGGAGTTGCGAAGCCGCACACCGGATACAGGGCTTGGTTGTATACGCGATGGGGCGCGGCATGTTTTGACGTTTGTTTCATTCGCAAGACGAAGGCGCCGACACGCTGACGCCAACACGCGCAAGCGCGATACCAGCATGAAGCCGGCCACTGAGCCGGTTTTTTTATGCAAAAACAGTGCACCTGCACTTTTCAGCACTAGGTTACACTGCAACGGTACACTGTCAAAAAATCCAATGTTTTCAGAGTGCTGCCTTCTATTAGTGTATCTAGTGTATGTTATGTACTATATATTATAAAAGAAGGGAAAGGACTAAGCACACACGACGAACACCCGCGATCCCCTATATGGAAAAATGAGCTACCAGATACACTAAGTACACTTTTCAGCGAAAATCCGTTTAAATTCAGCGCGTTATGCAGTGCACCCTATTTTTGGCAAGGTGCACTGGTGAAATGGCATTTACTCAAGTAAACTGACCCAGTATAGACAGTGGTCATTACTGGGGATTAAATGCGATTACCTAAAAGCGTGCAGGAAATAGCGGACGTGATCGGAAATGAACTGGCGCTGTTCCTGGTCGGTCAGCTGCCCAGGTGCGTGATCAGGGATAAACGCTATCCGAACGCGAAAACCACGCACGTGATCCTGTACGTTCCGACTGCTGGCCGTTTAGCGCCAGATCACCAACTTGTCCGGCTGCTGGGATGGCACCAGGCCGTCAGACTCTGCCAGCACTTCGGCGGCGAGATCTTACACCCAGCCAACTGCGCAGACGTCTATCGGCAATTTCGCGACCGTTCGATCGTTCGCATGGTCCGAACCGACGGAATGGATCCTGCGCTGGTGGCTGAGTTTATGGACGTTTCGCGCCGGCACGTCAGCAACTTGCTGCGGGAAAACCCACAACAGGATCAGACGGCCGCAAACGATAACGATCGCGAATTGATAACAACCGAAAAACTAAGGGCGAAATTTTGAAAAACGAAGCTGAAAGGATGGCGATCCAGTGGGGGATCCCGCTGGCGTTGGCACTGCTGGCAGTTGGTGCGCGGCTACTCATGTCAACCGACAGACTGACATTGCTGGGCATAGCGCGCGGCGTTGTTGTCGGCCTGTTCGTCGGCAGCCTGGTCAATCTGTACCTGTCCGACATGCCGGATCTTGGCGAAGGAACGCGCGGTGCGTTGGTCGGTGCTGCTGCAGTGCTGGCCGAAGATCTGGTGGTCATGCTGATGAAAGTCGGCAAGTACCTGCGCGAACGGCCAGAAACGATCGTGGATTTTTTCCTGAATCGAGGCGGCAAGAAATGAAGATAATTGATTTTTTTGGGTATGGGCTTGGTTTCCTGGCGTTGTTATTGGTGGTTTATGCGTTGCGCTGCGTATGCGTGGCCAGGAAGCACCACAAAGACCCGCGACCGTTCGCCCTACCCGTATTTAGTTTGTTGGCGTTCGCGCTGATGCAGGGCGTTCTAAGCGCGTCTGGTGCGATTTCCACACATAACGAGACACTGATCGGCACTTGGCTGGCGGTGGAATATTCACAGCTGATTTCAACAGGCTGGCTGCTGCACTATGCCAGCAAGGGCGGAAACTATGGATCACTTTGATTTTGCTTTATCGCTGGTGCTCAAGCACGAAGGCGGCCACGTCAATGACAACCGCGATCCTGGCGGCGAAACGAACCTGGGGATCAGCGACCGCCGCGACGGCCGGATCGATGGCATGGCCGACATAAACGGCGACAACGTGGCAGACGTTGCGATCTCTAAGATCACCAAAGTTCAGGCCGCTGTCGTATATCGCCGCGACTATTGGAACGCCTGCAAGTGCGATCAGCTGCCTGGGCCGCTGGCCGTTTTTCTGTTCGACACAGCCGTGAACTGCGGCAATCGTGCAGCCGTTCGCATGCTGCAGCGTGCAGTCGGTGCGAATGACGACGGCGTGATCGGACCCGCAACGATAGCCAAGTGCCTGGCAATGGCACCAGTGGCGGCAGCCAATTACATGGCGATCGAACGCATGATCCATTACCGCGCGCTGAAGACGTTCGCGACCTACGGCAAAGGCTGGACGCGTCGAGTTCAGGACGTGCTGATGAAAATCGAAACGCTGGAAGGTGCCGAATGATCGGCTGGCAGCGTTGGTTCATTTTTTGTTTTGTCGTGGCTGCTGTGGTGGTCGGTGCCTGGCTTGATGGGCTGGACCATGGCCGAGCGTCAGAGGCCGAAGCCTGGGCAAAGAAGTGGGACGCGCAAGTGCTGGCCATGACGCAGGCCCACAACAGGGCGTTGCAGGCAGCACGCGACGAAGAACAGCTATTAATTAAAACGATTGAGGTCATACAAGATGAATCGAAAAAACAGATTGATGCAGCGCGTGCTGATGCTGCTGCCGCTGACCTTGCTGCTGTCGGCCTGCATGAGCAAGCCAGACGCATGGCAGCACGTGCCAGTCAGTGCAGTGGCACTGCCACCGCTACCGACAGAGGCCAGGCAGCCAGAGCCACCGACGCCGCTGTGCTTGCCGAGTTGTTCAAGAGGGCTGACACAACAGCGGGGCAGCTGGCTGCAGCTTATGACAGAGCAAGGGCCGCAGGGCTGACGTGTGAGCGTGCGTATGATGCGGCACGCAATGCAAGGACTGTGCCATGATGCGCGGTCGAGTGGTCGACCAGCGAGGGCAAAAGGTACTCCCTGCGACCGGACGGCCTGCGGGGGCATGACCTCCGCAGAAAACGCGTTGTGCGTGAAAATTTGAAATCGGTTTTATCATTATAAAAAAAATTCCTAAGCGAAAAAATAAATGACAACGAGCAAGGGCAAAGGCCAGGTATTAAACCGCGGGGATCTAGCTGAAACATTCGGCGTAAGTTCGCCCACGATCGACAGCTGGATCCGTGCCGGCTGTCCTATAATTTCCAAGGGCGGCCGCGGCGTTGCTGCGTCATTCAACAGCGCTGACGTTGCCAATTGGCTGCGCACCAAAGCGCGCGACGAAGGCGCAGGCACAGCGAAGGCCGACGAATCGGAATTGAAGCGCCGCAAGCTGGCAGCCGAAACCGGCCTGGCCGAACTGGAACTGGCCCAGGCGCGTGAACTGGTGGCACCGCTGGACCAGGTCGAACGGATGGTGGCGCGTGCGTTCGCCGAAGTTCGCGCCGGTATGCGGAACATTCCCAGCCGCGTGGTTTCAACCCTGATCGGCGAAACCAACGAACGCACCTTCAAACAAGTGTTGATGGAAGAAATCGACCAGGTGCTGGAAGCGCTGAGCAACGCGGATCTGGCCGAAGACGAGGCCGATCCAGATGCAGACTGATCGGCTATCCAATGCGGCCGGCGTTGTCGCCGCGATCCGCGGGGCGCAGCAGCAGCTGAAACCGCCGCCAGACATGGCGCCCAGTGAATGGGCCGAAGCCAACATAAGGATCCCAGCTGGCAACGCCGTACCAGGCAAACTTCGCCTGGCCAACGCGCCTTATCAGCGCGAACCAATGGATCAGCTGGTAAACCCTGACTGCTACCGCGTGACGCTGATGTGGGGCGCGCAGGTCGGCAAAACCATGCTGGCGCTGATCGTCCAAGCGTATTCGATCGCCATGTCACCGCGTAGTCAAATGATGATGCAGCCAAGCCAGGACGACTTGCGCACCTGGCTGGAAACTAAATTCAATCCGCTGGTGGAGGAAACGCCAGCTGTCGCCAAATGCGTGGCCAAGGCGCGCGGCCGCGACGGCGTGAACAACCAAAAAATGAAGTCATACCCTGGCGGGTTTATGATGTTCGCGTGGTCCGGTTCGCCCAAAACGATGCGCGGCCGCTCTGCACCGCTGATCGTCTGTGACGAGGTGGACGGCTACGAGCGGACCAGCGAAGGGCACCCAGTCGGCCTGTTGTGGCAGCGTTCTGCCACGTTCGGCGATCAGCGTTTCCTGCTGGAAATCAGCACGCCGACGATCAAAGATGAAAGCTATATCGAAAAAGCGTTTCAGATGGGCGACGAACGGCATTTTTATGTCGAGTGCCCACACTGCGAAGTTGCCGATCGCCTGCAGTGGCAGAACGTATTCTGGACCGGCCGCTGCGATACTGACGACGAAAACAAGGCGGCGATCGACAGCCACCTGCCTGCGTCTGCCGCGTACCATTGCCCACACTGCGGCGCAGCCTGGAACGACGGCGAACGGATCCGCGCGATACGCGAAGCTGAAAGCAAAGGGCACGGCTGGAAAGCCAGTAAACCGTTCGACGGTCACGCAAGTTATCACTTAAGTGAGCTATATTCGACGTTCAGAACCATACCAGCGATCGTTCGCGACTATGTGGACAAGCTGAAAACCGACGATCTGCAGACGTTTTACAACGTCAGTTTGTCGCAAACCTGGGAAGAAGAAGGCGAGAAAATCGACGCAGACAGCCTGTTTGCGCGCGCCAAGAATTCGGAACCATACCGCGCAGAAGTGCCAGCCGGCGGTTTGTACCTGACAGCCGGCATAGACATGCAGATGGACCGCCTAGAATGCGAGGTGGTCGCCTGGGGCTTGCACGAACAAAGCTGGTCAATCGGTTATTATGTTTTATGGGGCGACCCGCTGCAGGGCGACGTCTGGAACGACTTAGACGATCTGCTGGCCGGCACGTACCTACACGAAAGCGGCGCGGTTATGCCGATCAGTGCTGCCTGTTTAGATACCGGCGGGACTGACGGTTATACCCAGGCCGCCTATGAATACGGCAAAGGGAAAACCGGCCGGCGCCTGTTCCTGATCAAAGGCGTTGGCGGCTGGGGCCGTCCGATCGTTGAGAAGCCGCAGCGCAAGCAAAGCGGGAAAAACGCGCGCAAAGTCGACCTGTTCCTGGTCGGCACCGACGAAGCAAAGCTGATCGTCATGCGCCGGCTGGCCAACCAAGCGATCGGGCCAGGTTACTGCCATTTCCCGAACGACAGAGATCAGGAGTATTTCAAACAGCTGACCGCTGAAAAGCTGATGACCCGCTACATTAAAGGGCAGCCGATCCGCGAGTGGCACAAGCCAGATCGCGCGCGAAATGAGGCACTAGACTGCCGATCGTATGCGCTGGCGGCGCTGAAAATCATGCAGCCGTCATTCAAACGACTGGCAGAACGTTACAAAGACGACGAAACAACCCAAAAACCGGAGATCAAGACCGTGAAAACAGTGAGAAAACCAGCCGAAAAACCTGCGGAAATCCCACAAGAGGAAGGCAAACAGGACGCAGAACAGACTAAGCCAATTATTAAACGCACCAGCGCGGCAGCGAAAGCGCGCAAAGGGCGCAAATCATGGGCGAGTAACTGGTGATATTACCCGATAAAATCAGCGCAGGGCTGACGTTTAGCCAGTTGATCACGCTGACCGCATACCAGGCACCAGCCTGGACACTGACGGCAGCGCTGCGCGGTCCTGCAGTAATCAATTTAACGGCCACAGCCGAAGGCACCCAGCACCGTTTCGCGGCTAATGCAGCAACGACAACGAACTGGGCGCCTGGCGTTTACTGGTACACCGTGCGCGCCACTGACGGCGTGGAAACGGTCGAAGTCGAGGCAGGGCAGCTGACTATTGCGCCAGATCTGTCTGCAGCTGGTGAGAATTACGACGGCCGCACGCACGCGCAGCGATCGCTGGCAGCCATTGAGGCGGTGATCGAGAAACGCGCGACGATGGATCAAGAGCGTTACCGCATAAACAACCGCGAACTATACCGCACGCCGATCGCTGACTTGCTGAAACTTCGCGACGTTTACCGCGCAGAGGTTCGCCAGGAGAATGCCGCGGCACGTGGGAAAAATTTATTCGGCGGCACTGTCCGCGTAAGGCTGCGCTAAGTGTTTAATTTTTTCAAACGATCAACACCAGAGACAGCCGCGCCGGTTGAAAAGACCGCGCGCCGGCCGTTTATGCGCCAAGCAATGGCGCGCATGTTCACGTCTGCCGAAGACAGCCGGCTGACGTCGGGCTGGGGCGGCACACCGCTGACCGCGGATCAGATCGTAGATCGGAATCAGCGCGTCCTGGTGGCGCGTTCGCGCGAACAGTCTGCAAATAACGATTACGGTCGATCATTCCTTCGAATGGCGCGGCAGAACATTGTCGGCCACCAGGGCGTCCAGCTGCAAGCGCAGAGCACGGACGAAAAAGGAAAACTGGACACACTCGCCAACCAGGCGATCGAAAAAACCTGGGCGGAATGGACAAAAAAGCAGAATTGCGACGTTACCGGCAAAATGTCCTGGCGTTCAATACAGGCAGCTTGCGTTAATAGTGCAGCCAAGGACGGCGAATTTATGCTGCGGCTGATCTTCGGCCGTGACGCTGGCCCGTTCGGTTTCGCGGTTCAGATCTTGGATCCGCAGCGCTGTGACGTCGGCATGAACGACAAAAACCTGCGCGGTGGTGAATTCATTCGCCATGGGATCCGGTTCAATCGTTACGGCCGGCCGTTGTCGTATTTTTTCAGCACTGTTGACGAAACGGAATCGACATACAGCCACGGCGGCAAAAATTACGTTGAAGTGCCAGCCGATCAGATCGTGCACGGGTTTTTGTCTGACATGGTCGGGCAGAAACGCGGCCTGCCATGGATGGCAACCGCTCTTTTCCGTATGCGCCAGCTGGCTGCGATGGAAGAAGCCGCGATCGTGAATGCGCGCGCTGGTGCCAATAAGCTGGGTTTCATTAAGTGGAAAGACGGTTTCGGGCCAGAAATGGACGACGGCGAAGAACTGCTGGTGGACAGCCAGCCAGGTGAATGGCAGGTGCTGCCAGAGGGCGCCGAAGTTCAAGAGACAAACCCGAACTACCCGAACGGCGAATTCGAACCGTTTATGAAACGCGCGCTGCGCAGCATGTCTGCAGGTTTCGGCGTTTTATACAACAACTTATCCAGCGACCTGGAAGGCGTGAATTTCTCAAGCATCCGGCAAGGTACGCTGGACGAACGCGAGCACTGGAAAGATCTGCAGGAATGGCTGATCGAACAGCTGGTGCAGCCGGTTTTCGAAGCCTGGCTGCCTCGCATGCTGCTGGCTGGACGGATCCAGGTTAAGGGCCGACCGCTGCGCGCTGAACGGATCGATCGTTATAGCGTCGTGACGTGGCAGGCACGCCGCTGGCAGTGGATTGATCCGCGTGCAGATGTGCAGTCAGCCGTTGACAGCAAAAACAACATGCTGACCAGCGCGGGGCGAATTATTCGCGAACAGGGACAGGATCCGCAGACCGTTTGGGCAGAAGCAGCGCGCGACGTGCGAGCGATGATCGACGCGTATGTGGCTGAGGGGCTTAGCAAGGAAGAAGCGACAGAACTGGTCATGCTGAGCATGGGAAAACAGCCGGCAAAACCGGCGCCAACTGGACCGAAAAATGAAAATTGATCTGATGAATTTATTTTTACGCCGCGACGGATCCAGCGGCAAGGCGCTGCCTGATTTTAACAAGGAAGGCACGCTGCAGCGCGACATGGAAGTGCTGAGCTATGACGAAAAAGCGCGCACCGTTGAACTGGCGTTCTCGTCAGAAATCGAGGTGCAGCGCTGGTTCGGTATTGAAATTCTGGACCATGACGCGGCAAGCGTTGACCTGTCGCGATTGCAGAACGGCGGCGCCGTTTTGATGGATCACGACTGGGGCGACCAGGTCGGCGTCGTGGAATCTGTTCGCATAGACTCAGACCGGCGGGGCCGTGCTGTGGTGCGTTTCGGGCGAAGCGTGCGAGCGAACGAGATTTTCCAGGATGTGATCGATGGGATCCGCCGTCACGTGTCGGTCGGGTATCGCGTACACGCTGCCAAATTGGTGGAAACGCGAGGCGACGATCTGGACGTTTACCGGATCACACGCTGGGAACCGTTCGAAATTAGTTTTGTAAGCGTGCCGGCGGATCCGTCCGTTGGCGTAGGTCGAGCGCTGGAAATCCCACAAGAGGACGCACCAGCACGCCAAATTCAAACTGCCAATACTGACAAACCGGCAGAAAAACTGAAAACTGAGGATATTAGAATGGAAAAGATTTTGCGGGATGCCGCAGGTAACTTGGTTCGCGCCATGGTTGACGCTGCCGGCAATATTACGCAGGTGCTCGAAGTTATCGAGCGCGCAGGCGAAGACGTTGCAGCCGCACGCCGCAAGGCAGAAGGCGAAGCACAGGCGCGCACCGCTGCGATCCTGAGCATGGGCGACAAGTACAATTGCCCAGAACTGGCACGCCAGGCACTGGTCGACAATAAGACTGTTGACGAGTTCCGCGCGTTGGCGTTGGACCATATCAATGGCCAGAACGGCAAGGCTGGCGGCAACGGCGAACGCAGTTCAAAGCCACTGAGCGAAATGCCAAGCCCAGAAATCGGCCTGACTGACAAAGAAGTGCGTCAGTATTCAATGTTCAAGGCGATCCGCGCGTTGGCAAATCCAACGAACGAACAATTCCAGCGTGAAGCTGCGTTCGAGCGTGACTGTTCGCGCGCTGTTGAAAAGCAGTTCGGCCGCACCGCGCAGGGCATTCTGGTGCCGGAAGACGTACTGGGCCGCGCGTTCAACACTGGCGGCGCACCAAATACGCCGGCGGGTTCGCAGACTGGTAACGTTCTGGTGGACACCACTTTCATGGGCGGTTCGTTTATTGACATGCTGCGCAACAAGACCACGATCATGCGCATGGCCACTGTTATGGGCGGCCTGGTCGGAAACGTGGATATTCCTAAGCAAACCGGCGGCGCGACTGCGTACTGGTTAGGCGAAGGCGACGACGCGCAAGAGTCTGGCCCAAGCCTGGGGCAGATCGAACTGTCGCCGAAGACTGTTGCAGCATATACGGACATTACGCGCCGTTTGATGATGCAAAACAGCCTGTCAGCTGAAAGCATTGTGCGCAACGACTTGATCAACGCGATCGCCCAGGCGATTGACTTCGCGGCCTACTACGGCAGCGGCACGGCCAACCAGCCGCGCGGTTTGAAGTCTTACACAGGGATCAACGCGGTTAACTTCGCAGGCACTTGGCCGACTTATGCCGAGCTTGTGCAGATGGAATCAGAGATCGCCAGCGACAACGCCGACATTGCACAAATGGGCTATGTGGGGAACGCTAAGTTCCGCGGCAACGCGAAGACTTCGCCGAAGTTTGGCGCCGGCACCGAGTCAGTGATCTGGGAACCAGGCAACACAGTGAACGGCTACCGCACAGAGATCACCAACCAGATCGCTGATGGTGAAATTTTCTTCGGTAACTTCGCGGATCTGATCATCGGCATGTGGGGCGGCCTGGATCTGACTGTTGACCCGTATGCGCTGAGCAAATCAGGCGGCGTTCGTGTCGTAGTATTCCAAGACGTCGACACTGCACTGCGTCGCGTCGAGTCAATCTGTTTCGGTAACTAATTGATCGGGACCGGTTCGCCGGTCCTTATCCTGGGGAAATTTATGTCACAGAAAACATTTCTGTTGCTGTTGACCAGCGCGCTGGTGATCGATGGCGTGATCTGCAAAGCAGGTGAAACCGTCGAAGTGAGCGAAACGGAAGCGAAAAACTTTCTGTTCCGCGGCAAAGCCACGCTGGTGGAAAGCGACGAAGAACCGAACGAAGATCAGGACGAAGACCTGATGAAACTAACCAAAGACGAACTGTTTGCACTGGCCAAAGAAGCCGGCGTGGAAACTAACGATCGCATGGTTAAGGCTGAAATTGTTGCGGCGCTGAGCGCTGCGAAGACTAAGGAATAAATTATGCGCGGAATTGTAACGCTATCGCTGGCAACCGCTGCCAGCATTACGGCAACAGGTAACGGCGCCGCTGTGAATATCCAGGATTTTCACAGCTTCGCAAAGATCGTTCTGAATTCGGGCACTGTGAATGCTGGCACCAGCGTGACCAAGCTGCAGCACAGCGACGACGGATCAACCAACTGGATTGACACCAGCGACACGTTCGCAGCGGTTACAACCGTTGCAGCGACTGGTCAGCAGGAAATTTTGGTGAATGCTGACAAGTTCAAAAAGTTTGTGCGCGTAGTTGACACACTGGCCGGCGGCGCCACTGCGGTGGTTCGTTCTGTTCAGTTGGTCGGCAGTAAGCAGGCAAGCTAATGGGCGCGCCTAGCTGGGAAAATCTGGACGATTTCCTGGCCACCGATGAAAACGGCGGGTTTGCAACACCTGCCGTTTTGCTTTTCTCGACTGGCCAGCGCCGAACCGTTTCAGTGATATTCGATGATCCGTATTTTAACGCGCAGCTGGGCGAGTATGACGCCGAAAGCAGCCAACCGCGGATCCTGGGCAAACTGGCCGACCTGGCGCACGTTAAACGCGGCGACGTGGTGCGCGTGGACGGCAAAGACTACGACGTGATGACCAGCGCGCTGCCTGACGGCACCGGAATGGGCACAGTCATGCTGGCGGTTCAAAGTGCTGCACTTAAATATTGATCTAGACAGCCTGCGCGATGTTGGCACCGAACTGGGCGCCAGCGAAACGCAGATCAAATACGCATTGACCAGGGCGCTGCGCAGGACCGAAGCAAGCCTGCGCAAGCTGTCCAGCATAGGATTGACCAAGGAACTGGCGCTGCGCAATGCCAAATCATTGCGAAGCCGTTTGAAGGCGCTGAAGACCGGCACCAAAGGCGGCGAATTCGGCCTGTGGTACGGTCTAAACGATCTGCCGGTTTCGGCGTTCAAGGGCCGAGCCAGGAACACAGGCAAGGGCGCCACGTTCAACGGGCACAATTTTGAAGGCGCGTTCGTCGGCCGCAGTAAATTCGCCGGCAAAAATACGATATTCAAGCGGAAAACCGAAAAGCGGCTGGCAATTACCGAACAAGGGCTGCCGATCGAAGACAAAGCGATCGTATTTATCGAAGATGAAATTTTTGCGCAGACAGAGGAAATTTTCTGGAGGCACTTCAAACGCGACCTGGCGGCGCGCGTAAGTTATCAAATAGGCGAAAAATGAATATAGATACTGGAATTGATCTTAATACGCTGCACGCGTCGATCGTTGCCGACATTCGGGCAAAATTTCCGACGCTGGCAACCGTTGAATTTTACCGCGAAGAACGCACACAGCTGCCGACGCCTGCCTGCCTGCTGTCACTGACAGAACTGGAAGCGGCAGAAGACGAGGATCCAGGCACTGAACAGATCGCGGTTTACGCGCATTTCGAAGCGCAGCTGATTATCAGTTTTAGACAGCCGAACGCTAAGAATTCGATCAGGAATCTGGCCGGCGCGTTTTTGGGTTTCCTGCGCAAGCGCAAGTGGACCGATCCGGCGAACCCAGGCAAGAAACTGCCGACAGGCGAGTGCCTGCCAGTGGGCGCGTATGAGGACGATTTCGCCAGCATGATGGCCGGCCAGCGCGACACACCGCTGGATCAGTTCGAAATTTTCCGCGTCGAATGGCGACAGCTGATCAACCTGGGCGAAACCGCCTGGAACGACGAAGGCGTGACGCCGTCGATCGTGTTTCTGGGGCAGGTGCCGAAAATTGGGCCGACACACCTGGAAGATTATGTGCAGGTGGCGCCATGAGTTTTGAACTGTCAGAAATGCAGCGCCAGCTGGCCAATGTGGTGCGCGTAGGTCGGATCGTTGAGCTAGACGAGGCCGAAGCGCGCGTGAAAGTCACAACCGGCGGCCTGACAACCGCCTGGCTGCCATGGGGCGCAGCACGTGCCGGCACAACACGATCCACCAGTATGCCGAGCGTTGGCGAACAGGTGGTGCTGTTTTCGCCGTTCGGCGATACCGCGCAGGCCGTTGTCGGGTTTTCGCTGTACCAGGACAATCACCCAGCCGCGAGCAACAGCAAAGACAAAGACGCGACGATCTACCCAGACGGCAGCGTGGTGGAATACGACAGCGCCAGCAACACGCTGACCGTGACAGTGAGCGGCAGCGGCAACGTGGTGATCAATTGCAAAGTTGCGACCGTGAACGCTGAAACCAGCGCGACGATCACGACAACCGACGCCACAGTGAACGCCAGCGCCAGCGTCGCACTGAACACCCCAGAAACGACCTGCAGCGGCAATCTGACAGTTGCAGGCGCGATCGCTTATGGCCAAGGTATGACCGGCACAGGTGGCGCGACAATCAACGGCGATTTTGCAGCGCAAGGCGGCGCGTTCAGCCACAACGGTAAAAACGTGGGCAGCACGCATTCGCACAGCGGCGTCACACCTGGCGGCGGGAACACAGCCGCACCGAACTAGGGAAATCCCACAAGAGGAAGCCGGACGCGCTGGCCGTACATCATGGCCAGCATGAACGGAACAAATTCACAGACAGGCAAGAGCCTGGCAGGGATCGAACACCTGCGCCAAAGCATCCGCGACATACTGACAACGCCGATCGGCAGTCGGGTAATGCGTCGCGACTATGGATCGCGTCTGTTCGAGCTTATCGACGCACCAATGAACCGCAGCACGCTGCTGGAACTTTACGCAGCCACTGCAGAGGCGATCGAAAAATGGGAACCCCGATTCCAACTGATCAGCGTTCAGGCCGTCACTGCGACACCTGGGCGCGTAGAATTGGACATGGTCGGTAAGTACCTGATCGACGGCCAAACGATTAAACTAGACGGAATCATAATTGAATAATGGCCAGCACTTACACGTCTATTAATTTATCGAACGTACCGGCGCCGACGATAGTCGAACAGATCGACTATGAAGTCATACTGGCCGCGATGATTGCGGATCTGCAGGCGCGCGATCCGTCGTTTTCCGCGCTGGTGGAATCGGATCCGGCCTATAAGGTTTTGGAGGTTTGCGCGTACCGCGAGACCCTGATCCGCCAACGCTGCAACGAATCCGCGCGCGCAGTCATGCTGCCTTACGCGACGGGCACCGACTTAGATAATTTGGTGGCCCTGATGAACATGGCGCGACTGGTGGCCGTCCCAGAAGATTTAAACACGATCCCGCCGACGCTGGCTGTGATGGAAACGGACGACGAACTGCGGCGCCGTGCGCTGCTGGCGTGGGAATCATTGAGCACCGCCGGACCTGCTGGCGCATACATTTATCACGCACTGAGCGCTGACGGCGAAGTGAAGGACGCGAGCGCCACCAGCCCAGTGCCTGGCCAGGTTGTTGTTACTGTCCTAAGCCGTGACGGAAACGGCACGCCAAACGCCGGAACACTGGCTGCAGTTGAATCGCGCCTGACGTCTGAAAGCGTCCGGCCGCTGACTGATCAGGTCACTGTGCAAGGGCCATCGATCACCACTTACCAGATCGTTGCGACGCTGTATTTATTCCCTGGTCCTGACAGTGCTGTGGTTCTGGCATCGGTCCAAGCGTCTGCGGAGAATTTCGCGAAGAACAGCCATCGGCTGGGCGTTGATGTGACGATCTCAGGATTATACGCGGCATTGCACCAGCCAGGCGTTCAGCGCGTGGAGTTGATACAGCCAGCCGCTGCGCTGGTGATGGATGCGCACCAAGCGGCCTATTGTACGCTGGTGCAGATCGGTTTCGGTGGCCGCAATGAATAATCTGCTGCCGCCGAACGCGACACCGCAGGAAGTTGCACTAGTTGAAACAACAGAACGCATAGACGCGATCCCAGTCAGATCGCGCCAGATGTGGAACCCGCAGACGTGCCCAGCCAACCTGCTGCCGTGGCTGGCGTGGGCGTGTTCGGTTGACGAGTGGAACGCCGAATGGTCCGAACAGCAGAAGCGCGACACGATCGCGGCATCGTTCGCCATTCACAGCACAAAAGGTACGCTGGCCGCTGTCAAATCGAGTCTGGCCGCACTGGGTTACAACAGTAATATAACTGAGTGGTTCCAGCAGCCTACGATCTTGCCACCGTACACGTTCACCGTTGACATTGACGCGGGAACGTCGCCGATTTCCAGCGATATTTTTAGCGAGTCAACCCGACTAATTGAGCAAACCAAAAACACCCGCAGCCACTTGGCGCGGTTGCGCGTGGCCAGTTCTGCGCCGGTCCAGTTTTACGGAGCGGTGGCGCAGTCATACGGTATTTACTGCGCGGCTGGTGGCGCGCTGTCTGTTGTTGGTGGTCGGCCGTTGTTGCTGAAAGCCAATGCGTTCGCCGTGGCGTCCGCTGCCGCAAACCTGACGTCATTGGTTGTTCGTTATTTTGCCTCTGGTCACGTGGATGGCGATATTCAGATCTGGAAGGTTGACGGCACAGCATTTACCGCAGTGTCGGATCCGGATATTAAGCCAGGTTTCGAAAGTTCAAACCTGATTTATGGTATAGATTTCAGTCCGAACGCCGACTACCTTGTGGCAGCGTGCAACCAGTCGCCTAGGATCTATCTATACAAACGCACTGGCGATACATTCGCGAAATTGCCAGATCCGGCTGTATTGCCTGGTGGCGTTGCTGGCGGTGGTGCGCGGTTCAGCCCTGACGGGATTTATTTAGCTGTCAGCGGCAACGGCGGTTTGCAGATATACCAAAGAAGTGGCGACACGTTCACAAAGCTGACTGATCCGGTCAACAGCATGGGCGGGACGTCCTGCGCATGGAATAGAAACGGCGACTATTTAGCATCATCGAGCGGGAACACGTTTCCATACATATATTCTAGATCTGGCACGATTTTCACAAAAATCGCCAACCCGACGACAGAGCTACCAAACCGCGCCAACGGCATGGCATTCAGTCCAATCTCAGATCTGCTAATCTGCGCACACGAAGGCGCGCCATTCATTAGCGTGTCAAGTATCACCGGAGGCGTTCACACTAGGCACGCGAACCCTGCAGTTTTGCCGACATCAACAGCAAAAGCAGTCGCTATCAATCCGGCGGGAAATATTGCTGTTGTCGGATTTTCGTCAGCGCCTTACTTGCTGGTTTATACAATAGCGGGAACAACACTGACTAAGCTGCCAGATCCTGCTGTGTTGCCAGATTCGCAGGTTAACAGTTTAGCATTCAACGCGGAAGGCACAGTGCTGACCGTTGGATTTTCGTCAGAGCCTTACTTGGTCACTTATTCGGTAAGTGGCACGACATTAACACAGATCAGCAATCCGCCATCAATACCGGCGACTGCCATCTTTGGCAGTGATTTTTCATAACTAAGGGCAGGCAATGAGCTATATCACTCTAATAACAAACGCGGGGCTTGCGAAGATCACCGCCGCAATTGCTGGCGGTACTCAGATCACGCTAAGCCAGATCGCTGTCGGCGACGGGAACGGCAACCCGACAACCCCAGGGCAGACGCAAACGGCGCTGGTTAACGAGCGTTACCGCGCCAGTGCCAACCAAGTGGCGATCAACAGCGAAGGCAAGCTGGTGGCGGAACTTATCATTCCGCAGAGCATCGGCGGTTTTACCGTGCGCGAAATCGCACTGTTTGACAGCACCGGCACGCTGTTTGCTGTGGGATCAACACCAGCGATCCAGAAACCGACTGTGGCAGAAAACGCTGCGGCCGAACTGGTGATCCGCCTGATTGTTGCGATCAGCAATGCAGCAGTGATCCAACTAACCGCGTCGAGTTCGATCGTGGCGACACGCGACTGGGTAGAATCAAACTTTGCACTGGACGCGCTGTTTCCTGGTGGGACCACGAACCAGATCCTGCGCAAAAAATCTAACCTTGATGGCGATACAGAGTGGGCGAACCCGACAAACGTTAACGTCACAGTGAACACAATCGAGGAAACGCAGACGCTGGCAAATGCCCAAGTATTGGTTACGCTGGCGACTGCAACGACTACGGGCGCGGCTGTTTACATCGATGGGATCCGGCTACCCCGTGCGCGGTATACCGTAAACAGCGCGACTCAGATCACACTTACGCAGTCTTACCCTGCAGGTTCGCTGATCACTGTCGTGCAAAATGAGCCGTCGGCACAAATTCAAGCCGTGCCAGTTGGTCAAGTGGTTTTACTGGGATTGTCCGCGCACCCTGCGCAGCTGTTCGGCTATGGCACTTGGCTGCAGGTCGGTAAGGGCCGCGCGCTGTTCGGTCTGGATGATGCTGACGCAGATTTTAACACGTTAGGGAAGACCGGCGGCCAAAAGCTGCACGCGCACAGCGGTCTTACAGAGGTGGCAGGTAGCCACAACCACGGCGCAGCAGTCGCGGCAGCTGGCAGCCACAACCACGGCGCAGTCACAGCGGAAGGCGGCGACCACAACCACGGCGCAACAACCGGCAACGCAGGCGCACACACCCACGGCAGCGTCACAGGTAGCGCAGGCGCCCACAGCCATGGCGGAACGTCTGGCGGTACAGCGCTTACACCAGACCAGATCCCAAGCCACGATCACACGTACCGCGATCGGTATTACGCTGAGAACGGCGGAAGTTTGATTTCTGCGACATACAAAGAGGCAATGCCAAACAGCTACAATGCGGGACTTGGCTCGTCTGATACTGATTTCGACAACAATCAGTTTATGTATATCGACAAGACCACAGGCGCGACCGGCGGCGGACAGGCGCACAGCCACACGATCCAGACCGAAGCGGCCCACAGTCACACAGTCACCGCAGAACCGGCGCACGCGCACACGATCACAGGTTCAGGCACGCACACGCACGCCGTTTCTGCCGATGGTACGCACACGCACGCCGTTTCAGCAGACGGCACGCACAGCCACGTTCTGACCACTGCGCAGACTACCAGTTTGCCGCCGTATTTCACCGTCGCCATGTGGCAGCGCACGGCATAACATAGGAGCGATACTTGATTGAGATCACTAGAATACATTATGGCAAGCGGCATTGTTCTGCCGTTCGCTGGTGCGGCAGCACCAACCGGCTGGCTGTTATGCCAAGGGCAGGCAGTTAACCGCGTGACTTATGCGGCGCTGTTCGCCGTCATTGGGACCACTTACGGCGCTGGTGACGGTTCGACCACGTTCGGCGTTCCTGACATGCGCGGCGAGTTTCCGCGCGGATTGGATGCAGGCCGCGGCGTTGATTCCGGCCGGACGCTAGGCAGCGCGCAGAAAGGCACGATCATGCCGATCGACAGCACCGGCGATAACCAGCCATACGTTCCGGCGTTCACGTCTACGCCTGGCCCTGGCGTTGCAGACACTGCGCTGGTGGCTGCGCGCACAGGTTTGGACGTTGGCAGCGCTGGCGACTACCCAAACACAACCCCCCTTTATGTGAACGGCGGCGGTTCCGGCGGTTTTTTTCATGGCGTCGCACGACCCCGCAATATCGCACTGAATTTTATCATTAAAACCTAGTTTGACCCTGGCCTTTGACCGTCCTTCGTGGCGGTCTTTTTTTTAGGGAAAACCCACAAGAGGAAGCACCGCCAGAGCGCTGCCACCATGGTGCGAGCATTGCACAACTTTGCCAGCACTAAGGAAAACCAAATGAGTGAACTATTTTTGCACGGCGTGGAGGTGGTCGAAGTCGATACCGGCCCACGTCCGATCGCCACTGTCCGATCAAGTGTGATCGGCATCGTTGGCACAGCGCCGAGCGCTGACGCTACCGCATTTCCCCTTAACACCCCTGTACTGATCGCAGGCAGTCGCCGAGAGGCTGCAGCACTGGATCTTCTGGGCACAGGTCTGGGCACGCTACCGGCGGCCGTCGATTCTATTCTGGATCAGACTGGCGCGGTTATCGTCGTGATCCGCATCGAGCAGGGCGCAGACACAGCCGCAACACTGGCCAACGTACTGGGCGGCGTGAATGCTGTCACAGGCAATTACGAAGGCGTGCACGGTTTCTTAGGCGCCGAATCCGTTGTGGGTTTCCAGCCGCGCATTCTGTTGGCGCCAGGCTTTACCGACACGCGCCGCGCTAACGCAGTGACTGCGATCACCGTTACCAACCAAGGCACTGGCTACACCAGCGCGCCGACCGTTGCGCTAACTGGTGGCGGCGGTACAGGTGCGACGGCAGTGGCTGTTCTTGGCACTGGCGCGAACGCAACGAAGGTTGTCAGCGTCCGCGTGACGAACCCAGGCACCGGCTATACCAGCGCGCCTACAGTCGCATTTTCTGGCGGCGCCGGATCAGGCGCTGCAGCGACGGCCAGTTATGGCACGTTGGGCAACGCTGTGGTTGCTGAGCTTGTCGGCATTGCCGAACGTCTGCGCGCGGTGATTATCGCCGACGGTCCAAACACTACCGACGCAGCCGCGATCGCTTACGCTGGCGATTTTGGCAGCAAACGCGTTTACGTGGTGGATCCAAAGGTTATCAAAACCGACGCCGAAGGCGAGCCGGTTACAGCATGGGCCAGTCCTTGCGTCGCTGGCCTTATCGCGAAATCAGACAACGAACGCGGTTTCTGGTGGTCGCCATCTAACCAGGCGATCAATGGCATCATTGGCACTGGTCGGCCTATCGATTTCACCCTGGGCGATTCGAGCAGCCGCGCCAACCTGCTGAACGAATCCAAGGTGGCCACAATCATTCGACAAAATGGCTGGCGGCTGTGGGGCAACCGTTCGCTGTCTGCGGATCCTAAGTGGGCGTTTTTGTGCGTAGTTCGCACCGCCGACATTATCAACGACAGTCTAATGCGCGCACACCTGTGGGCAGTGGATCGAGGGATTACCAAAAATTACATTACCGACGTAACAGAGGGCGTGAACAATTATCTGCGCTATCTGAAATCGATCGATGCTATACTGGGCGGCGAATGCTGGGCGGATCCAGATCTGAACACTGCGGACCAGATCGCACAGGGCAAGGTGTATTTCGATTTCGATTTTACGCCGGTTTACCCTGCAGAGCATGTGACGTTCCGCAGCCAGCTGACTAACGATTACATTCAGGAGATCTTTTAATGGCAGCCCGTGACATTCGTAAAAACTTCAATCTGTTCGTTGCAGGCCGAGGCTATGCAGGGCAGATCGAAGAGTTTAACGCGCCGAAACTGACCCTAGTCACTAGCGAATTTCGCGCCGGTGGCATGGATGCGCCGATCGATCTGGACATGGGCATGGAAAAAATGACCTGTGACTTTTCGATGAAATCATACGACGCGATGGTGCTGGCCCTGTTCGGCCTTAAGATCGGCGAGAACGTGCCACTGATTGCGCGTGAAGCGCTGGAATCAGCCGACGGCACAGTGACTGCAGTCACGCATATTATGCGCGGCAAGGTCACAGCGATCGACCCTGGCACCAGCAAGCCAGGCGAGCCGCCTGTGCTCAAAGTGGACATGTCGCTGAGCTTCTACAGCATGACGCATGGAGTTCTGCCGATCCACGTTATCGACGTCGAAAACATGGTGCGGATCATTGCTGGCGTTGACCAGCTGGCCGCTACCCGCGCGGCGTTGGCAATCTAACAAACCCAGAAAAACTAAGGCCGGAAAATACCGGCCTATTTTCCAAACAGGATCAAAACAAATGAGCAAAGAATTTTTGAACGCAGGCGACGGTTATGTGGACGTCAAATTGAACCGCGCGATCGTGATCGGTGGCGTGAAGACGGACACAGTTCGGATGCGCGAACCGACCGTGGCAGACCAGGAAGCAGCCGGAGCAATCCAGGGCAGCGACGCAACGCGCGAGATCATTACTTTCGCGAACCTGTGCACACTGGCGCCAGACGAGATCCGCAGCCTGTCGATCCGCGACTATAAGCGGCTGCAGTCGGCTTACGTGTCTTTTATCGACTGAATGCCGAGTTTATCCGCAGCGGTATTCTAGCGCTGGCCAGTCATACAGGTTGGTCACTTGCGGAAATAGAACGAATGAGAACCAGCCGTTTTATATGGTTTATTGAAGGTCTGCCGAGGCAATAATGAGCAATAAAAAGTTATCCGCAGTTATTGCCATCGGCGGTACTGTTACAAGCGATTTTCGCGCTGCAATAGATCAGACAAAATCAAAATTTAGAGAAGTAGGCGCGGCACTGCGCGACGTTGAACGCAATCAGCGCGCGCTGAATGCTGAGATCAAAAAGGCTGAAAAGGCCGGAACCGACGCAGCGAAATACCGCGAAGAACTCACCAAGCAGATCGCCAAAACCAACGAACTGAAACGAGCAGGCCAAGCACTGCTGGACGTTGAAAAGAAGATCACCGAAAACCGCAAACGGCAGGAAGAACTGCGCGGCAAGATCCGCGACACTGCTGTGGTCGGCGCGGCCATTGCGTTGCCTGCTGGTTTTGCGTTTAAAGCTGCATCCAATTTCAATTATGAACTGCAGGCCATTGGCAACACCGCCGACATGACGCGCGGCCAGGTTGTTGCGATGGGCGCCGAAATCATGCGCCTATCTGACCGCACCGGCCAGTCAGCTGACACAATGAAGAACGCGCTAGGGTTTCTAGTCGCGGCCGGTCAGAACATCGGCGAAGCACAAAAGAACATGGAGACTATCGGCCGGACAGCTACGGCAACGGCTGCCGATATTGAAGACGTCGCGAAAGCGTCGTTTGTGCTGCAGGACGCGCTAAAGATCGACTCCAAGCAAATGCAGTCGGCCATGGACGCGCTGGTGCAGGCAGGCAAAGAAGGTAACTTCGAATTCAAGGACATGGCCAAAGAACTGCCGGTTTTGGGCGCAGCGTTCCAAGCGTTGAAATTTACAGGCAAGGACGCAACCGCATCAATGGCGGCCTATTTGCAGATCGCGCGAAAGGGCGCGGCGACGTCTAGCGAAGCTGCCAACAATATGAACAATTTTCTGGGGAAAATACTTTCGCCTGAAACGCTGGGAAAGGCCAAGAAACTAGGCAGCGATTTATACGGCGTTGTCAGTGGCGCACAAGCTAAAGGCCAGAACCCTATCGAAGCAGCGATCGCAGAAATCAACCGCATAACCAAAGGCGGCGATCAGAAACTACTGGGCGAATTGTTCGCAGACATGCAGGTGCAGAACTTCTTACGGCCAGCGCTGCAGAACCTGGACGAGTACACCAAGATCCGCGACAAGGCCATGGCAGCCGGTGGCGTGGTCGATCGCGATTTTGTCGTAATGATGGAAACCAGCAAGCAGCAAACGGCAGCATTCAGCAACGCACTGAGCACCCTACAGATCGTGATCGGTAACGTTTACGACGCCGTGATCGGTAAGCTGGCGTCAGCGTTTACGCCGTTTGTTATCAGCGCGCGCGAATTCGTCATAGAACACCCGAAACTAACCGGCGCTGTCATGGCTGCCGCTGGTGCGTTCACCGTTCTGCGGCTGGCCGTGCTTGGCACTCGCCTAGCGTTCGCAGTTTTGGGCGGATCTATGCTGCAGGGCGTGGCCAAAATGGTTAACCTACGCGCGGCGGCTACGATGGCCGGTGGCGCACTGCCAGCAGTGGCCGCAGGCGTTCGCACCATTGGGCTGGCCCTGTCTGCCACACCGATCGGCGCAGCGATTGCAGCGATCGCCGTTGGTGCGACTCTGATTTATAAATACTGGGAACCGATCTCTGCCTGGTTCGGTGGCGTGATCGAGGGGCTGGGCGCAGGGATGCAGCCCGTTGTCCAAGTGTTCCGCGATTTTTACGACAGCTTGGGTTTCCTTAAACCAGCCTTCGACGTGGTCGGCGGTGCTATTTCTGCGGCCGTCGATTGGTTCACTAGCTTGTTTGAACCTGTGAAACTTACCAGCGCTGAAATGGAGGCCGCAGGCAAAAAAGGGAAATCATTCGGCGAAGCGCTGGCGGCTGGTATTGAGTTCGCACTAAAACCGCTAACCCTGCTGATCGAGGGCATAACGTGGATCAATAACAACGTTGGCGCGGCACTGGCCAAGATCAACGAAGTGGGATCCGCTGCCAGCGGTGCAGCCAGTGGCGTGGTTCAGAAAGTCAAGAACTTTTTCGGTTCGGATGATCCGCAACAACCGAGCGCACCAGCAGGCGCCAGCGTTCCAAAACTCCCAGCTATGGCAACAGCAGGAGGCAAGGGCGCTACGGTTACGGACAACAGCCAGACAACGATCCAGGTTTACCAGCAGCCTGGCCAGAGCACGCGCCAGCTGGCCGAGGAAATCACAAAATACCAAGAGCAGCAGCGCGCAGTCCGTTCGCGCTCTCTGCTGTATGACGGAGCGCCACAAAATTGATCATGATGATTTTAGGATCCTTTCAGTTCAGCGTCAGCACGGCTGCCTATCAGGATCTTACGCGTTCGACAGAATACCGATGGGCTGCGCAGGACGTGTTTGGCGTCCGGCCGCGTCTGCAGTTCACCGGCCAAGGCGCTGACAGCGTAACGGTCGAGGGCGCAATTTTCCCAGAGTATCGGGGCGGACTTGGCCAACTGGATAGAATGCGAGCGCTGGCCGGTGCTGGTCAGCCGTTACGCATGATCGACGGGAACGGCAGAATTATGGGGCGATGGGCGATCGAACGCGTGCAGGAAAAACAAACCGTTTTTGCCGCGTTCGGCGTACCAAAACGCCAGGACTTCACACTGCAGCTTAAGCGGTGCGACTGATGCAAAAATACAGAACCAGCGCAGGCGACACCGCCGATCTGATCGCATGGAAGAACTACGGCACACAAACCGGCCGAGTGGTCGAACAGCTGCTGGAAGCTAACGCAGGGCTGGCAGATCATGGCCCAGTGTTACCGGCTGGCCTGATCATCCTACTGCCTGAAATCAAACCAGCGACACAGGACGGAGGGATCCGCCTGTGGGATTAATGCCATCGTACCAAGTGATCGCCAACGATTCCGACATAACTGCGCGCGTCGTTGACAGGCTGATCAGCCTGACGCTGACGGACGCCACCGGCATGGAGTCTGACATTTTGGAAATAGTGCTGAGCGATTCAGATCCAGCCGACCCACTGCAGATCCCGCCGACTGGCGCCGAACTTGAATTGTTCATTGGCTACGACGGGACGAACGCCAGAATGGGGCTTTTTGTCTGTGACGAAATCGAGCTGGCCGGATGGCCTGGCGAAATGACGATCCGCGCACGCGCTGCCGTTTATGACAAATCGAAGAAGGGCAAAACGGATCTGCAGACGCAGAAAAATCGCAGCTGGCCGAAGGACACCAAACTGGCCGATATGGTCAGCAAGATAGCCAAAGAGCACGGACTTAAACCAGCTGTGGCACAGTCGCTGCAGTCAATCACGCTGCCGCATATCGACCAGCTGGACGAATCCGACATACACCTGCTGACGCGACTGGCGAAGCAATACGACGCGATCGTGAAACCGTCGGCTGGCAAATTGGTGCTGGCCAAGCGCGGCGAATCCAAGAGCACAAGCGGCGAGCAGATCACGCCGGTTCTGATCCATGCGAGCAACTGCGCACGCTGGCGCATGATCCAGTCGAAGCGCGAAACCGCTGGCATGGTGGTGGCGTATTGGCAGGCCGTAAAATCGGCCAAGCGCAAAGAGGTGAAAGTGGGATCGGGCGAACCGGTGCGCCGACTCAAAACGTATTACCCGAACGAAGAAATGGCACTGGCGGCCGCGCGTTCGGATCTGCAGCGTCGCGGCCGTGGCAAACAAACGCTGGCCATGACCGTGATCGGCGCCCCAATGTACGCAGCCGAAGCGCCACTGACCGCCGTAGGGTTCCGCGCTGGCATCGATGGCGAATGGCTGATCACGCGCGTTCTGCACCGCATTGACCCGTCCAGCGGGTACACCTGCGACATTGAGGCAGAGACACCGAACGGCAGTGATTCGGCCGCCACCGAAGTGACCGACGATTAAGCCGCGCGCCTAGTACACCCGTTAGAACACCCTGATAAAAAAAATAGGCCGGAGAAATCCGGCCTAAGCTATTGATTTTAAATGGCGCGCCCGAAAGGATTCGAACCTCTGACCCCCAGATTCGTAGTCGGGAAAGGTGCATAATTCGCCATCATATTGATTCACGCATATTAACGGCATATAATTGGAAACGTTCACGAATTCCCGCTGGACTGGCTAAGCGCCGGACAATACAACGGGTTTTCATTCGTTCCAAAGGGCACCCGATAGGACACCCGCATGCTGACAGATAAAACAATCAAAGCCGCGATCGCAGCGGTCCAGACCGAAGTCACACTGAACGACGGCGCAACGAATGGCCGTGGCGCTGGCAGCCTGGTGCTGGTGGTGCGTCGGCTGACGTCCGGCCAGGTTTCGGCGCAGTGGTTCGCCCAGTGGAAGCGCGACGGCAAACGCCAGAAAAAGCAGCTAGGTCGATACCCTGAAACGTCGCTGGCGTTGGCGCGCCAGATGATGGCCACCGACCTGGGGCCGCAGATCCGCGCCGGCAAAACGCCCAGGCAGGCCAGTGACGAACTGGCGACGGTTGAACGCATGTTCCAGGGCTACGCTGACAGCATGAAAGCCAAAGGCCGAGCCAGTGCCACCGAAGTGGAACGCGCGCTGCTGAACGCCAGGCACAACGCAGCAGACGCACTGGGGCGCACCAGGCTGGCCGCTGACATTGAGGCCGACGACGTGGTGGAGTTCGTCGCCAAATTTTACGCGAGCGGCCACCGTGGCGCAGCTGACAAGGCGCGCAGTTATATCGCGTCGGCGTTCACCTGGGCGATCCAATCCACAAACGACTACACCAACAAAAACCGCCAGGACTGGGGCGTGAAACGGAACCCAGCCGCGGATCTGCCGAAAGACCAGGGCGCGATTAAAACGCGCGATCGGAACCTGTCAGCCGCTGAAATTCGCGCGCTGTGGAACGCTACCGGATTCAGCGCTGAAACCATGGCTTGCGTTCGACTGCTGATCACCTGCGGCCAACGCGTGCAGGAAACGCTGCGGATCGACGGCTGCGAAATCGACCTGCAGGCAGGCGTCTGGAACATGCCAGCACACAAGACGAAAACGAAACAGCGGCCGCACAGCATACCGCTGCCGCAGCTGGCGGTTGACGTGCTGGCGGAACTGATCAAGACGCACGGCGAAGGGCCGCTATTCCCAGCGCGGAACGGCAGCAAATCGGCGTTGATACCGCACCAGAGTATCAACCAGGCGATCGGCCGCTGGATCGTCAGCAGTGGCGCGGCACCGTTCCAAACGCGCGACATTCGACGCACCTGGAAGTCGCGAACGCACGATGCTGGGATCGACCGATTTACGCGCGACATTATCCAGCAGCACGCCAAGCACGACACCGGATCCAAAAATTACGACCGCGCCGACTACCTGCCGCAGATGCGCCAAGCGATGGCGAAGTGGCAAGCCTGGCTGGACACCGTGCTGGCCGGCGCGCACCCGTTGCCAGTTCGCGCAGCAGCCTGAAAACCCACAAGAGGAAACACGCGCGCAGCCGTCTGATCATGCCTACTGAATTTCACAGAGGCACTGATCAAGATGGCTGCAAAATCCGACTTTTTAGAAAATAAAATCATTGACTGGCTGTTTCGCGGCCAGTCTTACACGCCACCAGCAACGCTGCATTTCGCACTGTTGACCGTCAACACTGACGACGATGGATCGCCACTTACCGAAGTTTCAGGCGGCAGTTATGCGCGCGTAGCCGTTACGCCGTCGCTGGCAAATTTCGCCGGCACACAGGGCGCAGGCACTACCGTGACCAGCACCGGCAACACCGGCACCACTTCGAACAACGCAGCGATCACGTTCCCAGCACCGTCAGCAAACTGGGGCAGCGTCGTGGGCATGGCGATTTATGACGCGGCAACCGGTGGCAACATGCTGATTTATACACCGCTGACAGTACCGAAAACCGTTAACAACGGCGACGCTGCGCCGGTTTTCGCAGCTGGTGCGTTCACTTACCAAGACGACAACTAATTGAAGCGCAGTAAAGCCTGGCGAACGCTGATCCTGATCGATCAGTTGTTCGCGGTTTGGATCTTCAACGCGCACGAAGATCAGACGATCAGCGGTCACGTTGGCTATAAAGCGCTGATGTTTAGCGAACGCAAATACCTAGCGCTGGAAAAATTCATAAACTGGATTTTTTCGCCGTGGGAAAAGGATCATTGTTTTAAGGCAATTGAGTGGGATCGAGTGAATGAGCGCAAATAACATTGCAGAAACTAGCACCAGCACCGGAACCGGCAATATAACGCTGGCCGGCGCATGGTCGCAGGCTGGCACGTACAACATTCACAACAACACGTTTCATTCGTTCTTCGGTGCAAACCACGTTTTTGATTATGAGATCCGCGATCTATTGGGCAATCGTGAAAAAGGCGAAGGCTATCTGAGCAACGCCACCACGCTGGTGCGTCTGAATGTTTTTACAAATTCACTTGGCACAACAGCAAAAATAAACTTTCCGGCTGGCGAAAAGATCGTTTTTGTTCCGACTGACGCGCGCGCTTTTGGTTCGCGCATGATGAACAAAGTAAATTATAGCCTGGCGCCAAATTTCATCGGCGTGCGCGGCGAAATAACAATGGTCCCAAATCGGCTATATGTTGCACCGCACCTAGTTGCTGCGCCGTGCAAACTTTCAACGATCGCGCACACTATAACCCAGGGCGCTGTCGGTTCGCTGATGCGTGTCGGGATCTACAATCTGACGAAACAGTCAGACACTGGGCAAAACTATGATTCAACTTTTCCATTGCTGATTGATTTCGGCACTGTCGATACGGCAACGGCGGCGATCAAGGCGATTTCCTGCGACATTAATCTGGCGCAAGGCGTTTACGGGATCGCGGTTATCAGCAACGGAGCGCCGCGAATTATGTCTGGCAGCACTAACCTGATCGATCTTGGCATTCCTGCGAACACTTATCAAAGCAACCCCGTTTCCCATTGGTATAATGATGGCGCGTCGCAGTTCACAGCGCTGCCGGCTAACACGTTCGGCGCAATGTCTGCGATCATGAATACTGGCGCACCTGTTGCAATGTTTAAGGGCGGGATCTTATGATTAATTTCAAAAATCTGGGCTTTGGCCTGACAAAATATCTGGCCAAAAATGGCGTGCTGCTGGAAGAACTAGACGGCGTTTTCGTTTCTAACTTGCCGGACGAAATCACGAACAGCCTGATCGAGAGTTACAACCCTTGGCCAACCGAAAAGGCGGCCAAAATGGCAGAGATTAATGCCTGGTTCGACGCAGCTGTGGGCCAACTAACTGCAGGCACCACGCAGTCAGAGCGCGACAGCTGGGCCGTGCAGGTGAATGAAGCCTATGGGATACGGCCTGTTTCGATGCTGGCAGCCATGGCCAACGCGCGCGGCATTGATCTGGGAACACTGATCGATAAAGTAAAACAGAAATCTGAACTGTTCGCGTCATACTATGGCGCGATCCAGGGCAAACGCGACGCACTGGAAGATCTGGTGAAATCATTCCCAGACGCTGGCCAGTTTGAGCGGCTGCCAGAGCTTTGGGCGGTTTCGTGTACGGATTAGGGCCATACGGGCTTTACCCTTACGGCGTCGCGCCACAGCAGCAAACCAGCGGCGGTTCTAATACGCAGCTGGCGGCCAACGCTGCCGGCGTTTCAACCGTCACCGGTTCGCTGACCACAGCGATCAGAATGGTGGCTGCGGCCGCCGCTGTTTCTGCCTGCACGGCCACGCTATCGTCTGGCCCTGCACAGTTCCAGGCTGCTGCTGTTTCACAATCAACCGCAGCGGCACAGCTGACCACGTCGATCCGACTGGCAGCCAATACCGCGGCACAATCGACCGCGGCCGCAGCACTGACCACAGGGATCCGACTTGCTGCGGCTGCCACCAGCAAATCGACGGCAACGGCTGCACTGGCTGCAGACGGTTCACAACTGGCGGCAAACGCCACCAGCCAGAGCACCAGCACCGCTGCACTGACCGCGCAGATCCGTATGGCGGCAAACGCTGCTGGACAATCTGCTGCAGTGGCGAACGTGACCACACAGATCCGCATGGTCGCGTCAGCTGTTGGCAGAGCGTCTGCAACGGCAAACCTGGCAACGTCGATCCGACTAAGTGCCAACGCCGCTGCAGTTTCGACTGCGTCGGCAGAATTTGCGACCGGCGGCGTTCAGTTTTCTGCCGCTGCGCAGTCAGTCGCCACAGTTGCCGGTCAGCTAACGACGCAGATCAAGCTGCAGGCCGTTGCCGCTGGCGTATCAACTTCGACGGCCACGCTGTCGGGGATCGCTGCGCAGCTGTCGGCAAACGCCCAGGCTGTTGCGTCAGCCAGCGCAGATCTGACCAAGCCAACGAACCTGCAGGCGAATGCCGCTGGTTATTCGTCGGCAAGCGCTGATCTGGTAACGGCGATCCGATTGTCAGCCACAGCGATCGCAGCAAGTTCTGCCAGCGCAATACTGACCGGCACCGATTCAGGTTATCTGCCGAACGCCGATCGCCTGGTCGCGGTTTGGCCAGACGTTCGCCTGGTGGTGATCAGAGTTGAAAACAGGATCCTGGCTGTCGATAGCGAGCAGCGCATAATTTCAAAGAGGGTATGATGGAAAAATTCGAATTTTTGCACGCGCCAGGCGCGGATCTTGATTATGGTTTTAATTGGCGCACAAATGGCTATCTGGAATCAGGCGAGGCAGTGACGATCAGCACCTGGGCAATTTCGCCAGCTGGAACGTTGACCAGGGAACAGATCATCAATGCGGAAATCAGCAGCGTTTTCGTAGCTGGTTTACGGCTGAACACCGACTACCAGCTGACGAACACGATCACGACTAGCGAAGGAAGGACGGACAGCCGATCGATCCAGCTGTCCTGTGTCAAACGCTAAAATGGGATATCGTCATCGAAATCGATCGACGGTTCAGCTGGGCCGCGGTTCTGTTGGAACTGCTGCTGCGGCTGCGGCTGCTGTTGGTTGTAGTTGTATGGCTGCTGAACGGCACCCTGGTGGTTATTCGGTGCCGCTGAACCGTTCGCGTGGCGTCCGACCTGCGGCTGCTGGTTGTATGGCTGCTGTTGTTGCTGCTGCGCTGGGCGCTGCTGCTGTGGTTGTTGCGCATAGCCTTGCTGCGGCTGTTGCTGCTGTGGGCGTGTCTGCGTCTGCTGTTGCTGGCCAGGCTGCTGCATAGCTGGGACCGGCGGCGAGTATGCGACACCCAGCTGCGCGTCCAGGATTTCGATCGACAACGCCAGGCCGTTGGTGCCCTGGAACTGACGGATCCGCTGTTTGGTGCCGGTGATTTCAATCACTGACCCTTCGACCAGGACCGACTGATAAAACTGAACCTGTGCCGGCGCCTTGGCAAATAGCACCGCTTCGTAGTTTGTCCACTGATCTGTCTTAGTTTCGCGATCGAAATACTTCACACCGAC